GCACTCCTGAGGAGAGATGGGCCAGGCCTGACTCCTGGGCAGTGATGAAGTCTGGTGCTAAGAAGGCCTACAGAGTCTTTGAGGAGCCTGCGCTGGCCAAGGCTATGGCTGACAGCATGAGTGGCTATGAGGTGGTGCATAGGCCAGGCGAGAACGCCCGGTGTGCCGGCTACTGCTCTGTCGTGGACTTCTGTAAGCAGGCCAAGGAGCTAGGGGTGGTGAAGCGCGATGCCTAACGTCTATGCTGTAGCCTGGAAGGCCTTGAAAGCGAGGATAGCCAAGTCGAGAAGGCGGTCTATATCCAAAGCTGACCTAGTACAGTGGCAACTGGAGGCGCTAGAGCAGGCCACGGACGAGTATGCTGAGGCTGCTGCACCTACTATTGTAGTGAATCCTGAGCGATACATTGGCGAGCAAGAGAAGGCTTAGACGCCGCCAGTGCAGGCGTAAGACCCGCTACGCCTCTAAGCAGGAGGCCAGGCAGGCGGGTCTGAGGCCTAGCTTGTCCATATACAAGTGCCCGTTCTGCACTGGATACCATGCAGGACACAAGCCGAGGAGGAGATGAGATGTCCGACGTAGCCGAGATGCTAGAAAAGGCAGTGTCGAAAGGCAACGCCAACATGACAGTAGGGCTGGCGCTGGCAATGGCCCCAAATGCGCTGTTAGGCGTAGGGCTACAGACAGGTATAGAGTTTGCCTTGCAGTACCCGACGGCAGCTTCCAAGTTCCTTGAGCAGGCAAGAGAGTCCGAGGATGCTATGGCCGAGCAGATAGGGTTCCCCTCCACTGATAAGCCTAAGGTCTGCTCTCGCATAGCCGCAGCCCTGTTCAGCATAGTGGAAGGAGCGGAATAGTGCAAGACCGAAAGCCATTCATAGCCCTGGACAACCTGTTGAAGGCAGTAGGCCACCTGCCTCTCAACTTCATAATGGATAGACCACCTTTGCAGAGGGCGGTCAATCAGGGGTTAGAGGTTATTGACGAGGCTGTAAGGGAGGGCCGGTATGTCGTGCCACCCAGCAAGTGACAAACAGATAGGCTACGCTGAGTCCCTGGTAGAGTACCTGGAGAAGGAGCAACATAGGAGCGCAGCCAGGTACAAGACCAAGGTGGCAGACGCCCATACCTGCATATCGAAGATGTCCAAGTTGATCGACCAGATGAAGGAGATAAGGACAGAGATTCAGGATGCCGATAAGGAGATGTCGTAATGAGACCTCACATAATAGAACTAACAGAAGGACGCACTGTGCACAACGAGGACCCTAGGCTATCTGACCTGCCGATAGCTGTGCGAGTGGAGTTGCATGGTAAGACAAGGGTTGTAGTAAATGTGGCAGGAGAAGATGTTGCCAGCCTGCCATTGGCCTCGCAGGTCAACATATCTGCCAGCACCTATAGAGAGAGAGGGACGTGATGCTACTCAGCATTGAGGGAGACGAGGCCACCGGCAAGACCACGCTGGCCTACTCCGCTCCATTGCCTATTGTAGGCTTCGCCTATGATATGGGTATAGAGCGGGCCATCAAGGGAGGTAAGTATGAGGAGTTGTTCAAGGACCTCAGCATCGAGGTCATACCCTACGCCAAGGGAGTAACATACCTGGAAGCCGATGCTCCGTGGAAGGGCTTTGACATCACCATCTTTGAGCTACCTAGCCCCATCCAACTGGACTCCATGAGACTTAGAGGCAACACTGATCTGTGGCTCTACTCCATCAACCTCATGGCTTCTGCCTTCTCTGACCCTGCCATATCTACTATAGTAGTGGACACTATGACGGTGGCCAGGAGATGTAAGGCTAGCTCCCACCTGGAGGCGCTGCAAAATGCTGCCTACCTGGCTGATGGCAGTCCCGCACCTGATGGTAAGGGAGGCTTCCGGTCACCTCGTGAGCAACTACAGCAGATCGAGTACGGTAAGATCAACGATGCCGTCAGGGACATCTATACCACTGGAGCAGGGGTCAAGCAGGCTGATGGTAGACCCAAGAACCTAGTCGCTACTCACCACTTGACGGATGAACGTGCGCCAGGACCTACAGATGATCGAGGTAGGGAAACACAAGTCCTAACCGGCAAGAAGATACTGGAAGGCCTAGCTCAGACTCACCGCTTTGTAGACATAGCCATGCGTCTGACCAAGGAGAACAAGCAGATCAAGGGCGAGTTGAAGAAGTGTGGCTATAACCTAGCGATGGAGGGCACCGTGCTTGCCAATCCCACCTGGGACTCCATAGCTAACCTGGTTGCGATGGGCACAGGGGACCGGATAGAAGTAGATAGGAGGAACCACAATGTATGAATGGTTTACCTTCATCGAGGGCATACTTATAGGAGCCGTTGGTGCAACCTCCATCATTGCCTTGGCGACCTGGTTGAGCTAATGTCCTGCACTTGGCTCACCGTCAAAGAAGCAGCGGACTTCATCAAGGTACACTACACCACCATGCAGAAGTACATCGGCACAGTGGACAAGCCTGGCAAGCTGAAGGCCAGCCGACCTAGCGAGGGTGTAATCCGCATATGCCTGGCAGACCTTGAAGACTTCATGGGAGGGAGCAGTGACTCACCATCGAGATAGTCTATTCATAGGACCACCGCCTCCCAACATGGAGAACCCTATAGGTCGCTGGTGGTGTGACGAGTGCGACCGCCTGGCAACTGAGTGCAAGGCCAAAGGAGAACACGTTTGGAAGATCAAGTGGATGGAGAACAAGGCTAGTGGTTAGCGGCGAGCTATTCGGCATAGATGTCCACGAGCCGGCTGAGGCCCTGCCTACACTGTCACCCGTCATACCCTGTGCAGTGCAGCCTCTCAACAGCGAAGGCTATGCTGACTATCTGTGGACAGGCGTAGACGGCCGGCAGCAGGTTGAGCGTAAGACCTGGTATGAGTTACTGGGAGGCCTGGACAGCATAGAGGACCAGTTGCGTAGGCAGCTAGCCGCTCATCCTAGCATCAGGCTCATACTGATAGTGGAAGGTGTGGCAGTGCCTAGTCCAACAGGTACTACCGTATTCAAGGAGACTACCAAGGGTAAGCGTCACCTGTTCTACGCTGGTAAGTCCTACTTCCTAGGCCCGATGAAAGGAGCATATGCCTGGCTCTACGAAGTGGGCAAGTACATAGAGGTATACCAGACGCCCACCTATGGGTCCACCCTGAATATGCTGGCCTCCTTCTACAAGGCCGATCAGAAGGAAGGCCACAACACCTTCCATCGCTATCTCAAGGACATCACCTTCCACCCCAACCCTATGGTACAGCGGCTAATGGGTATGGGAGGACACCTGGGGATAGGAGCAGTCAGGGCTGAGGCTCTCATCAAGAGGTTCGGCACCGTGTACAATGTGGCTACGGCTACGCCTGAGATGCTGGCATCTGTGGAGGGTATAGGCAGAGCTGTGGCTATTAAGTTCCTGAGAGGAGTTGGTAGACCTGATGTATAAGGTATGCCCACACATACACATCCAGCATGGTACGCCAGAGGAACGGGCTGACACAATCAACAAGCTACCCACCAAGTCCCTGCTTCACCTACTAAACTGCTTACCACTCGACCCTCTGCCTCCAGAAAGGTTGGTGGACAACGGCTCGGCGTACATGGTAAACAGCCTACGCATGGGGATTAGCAAAGTCATAGAGGAGAGGACTGATGTCTAAGGTGTTTGCCGAGCAGTACGAACGGGTACGGGAAGGAAAGATGGACCTCATCCTCTTCCCTAGAGATGTGGAGTGGCGCAGGAAGCTATTCCCGGACCGAGTATTTGAGCATCCTGCTAAGGCCAATATGTACCTCATTGAGGAGCTCATAAAGTACCTGACTGAGCCAGGGGACACCATACTGGACCCCTTTGGTGGCACGGGTACTCTACTGATAGGTGCTCTCTATGGGCGCAACGTGGTCCTCATAGAGATTGAACCTCACTTCATCAGCCTCCTTGAGGAGACAGAGACAATGTGGAAGGAGGGGGTGCAGCTACCTGTGATAGGTGAGGTCAAGGGACCAGGCCGTATCTTCATACTGGAAGGTGACTGCCGGCAGAAGATGCAAGACCTGAGCTTCCTCTGTGATGCGGTCATAACCAGTCCTCCCTACTCCTCCCTGCTCAGCGGACAGACCGGGCTAAAGGAGGGCATCGGACGATCAGCTAAGGCTGGCGCCTTATCTCAGTACACGGGCAAGGATGCCTCCTCTCAGAACCTCGGCCGCCTCAACCCATTCTACTTCAAGCAGGCGATGGGCCTAGTGTACCAGCGCATGGTGACTAGGCTGACGCCCGAAGCTAAGGTGGCCTTCATCGTGAAGGACGCCATGAAGGCCGGCGTCAGGCAGTTCCTCTCGACTGGCATCATAAAGCAGGCGAATAGGGCCGGACTGGAGTTGTTGGAGTGGTTCAAGTGGCGTCCACCCGGAATAGCCCAACAAAAACTTATGAAATCCAAGGGCTTTAAAGTAGTAGAGGACGAAGACATTTTAATTTTTGGCAGGAGGAAGTAGTATGTGCATAGAGGCGTACGCCGCAGGTATCATGGACGGTGATGGCTCCATCCAGATACAGGAAATCAACAGAGGAAGTAGTTACCGATTCATAGTTTACCTAAGCGGTTGCGAGCGGTCACCCATCGACCTATTGCATAGCCACTGGGGAGGAGGTATAACGGAAACGGTAACACAGACAGGAAGACCTTACTTCCGTTGGCACATAACATCCCTCAAGGCAACCAAGTTCCTTGAGGACATATTACCCCACTTGGTAGGCAAGGCTGACCAGGCCCTCCTAGCATTAAAGTTCCAGGGCACAGATAGGAACCTGGGACGCGACTGGGCCATGCGAGAGTCCATGAGAGCTCTAACAACAAGAAGTAGGAGGCAATGATGGCAATCAAGCAAGGACAGCGATACGTTAGGGTGGAGTTATCCCACCTAAACCATTACCTCTATGAGCACGTCAAGATAGAGAAGGAGGAGACAATAGTAATGGCCAAGGTTGAGAGTGATGAAGTAGTCTTCCTAGTGGAGAAGGTAGAAGATGCCAAAGAAGGTTCGTAAGTGTAAGGAGCCTGCCCGAGAGGAGGACCGTAGGCCTCCACCTACTAAGACACCACATGAGATAATGCTCTTACTTGACGCGGAGAACATGGTTAGGCTCCTGCACGAACTGATCTCCTTCATGCCTGGCACATTTAGGAGTGTGCTACAAACCCGTGGTTTCCTACAGTTCAAGATCGCAGACTATGATGTTCTTATCGCCGACAACAAAAGGTTTGAGAAGAACAACGCCGCATACGGAAGGGTGGTGAGGTAATGGCACAGCCAGGACGAGGTAGTAACTTGACTGACCGTCTCAAGCAACGACTAGAAGAAAGGAGATTGGTGGGTCTCCGTAAGTATGGTAAGGAGTTGACACCTGACATTGAGATAGACTTCCTTGATGAGGCCATAGATGAGGCACTAGATCAGGCTATGTACCTACTAGCATTGAAGGAGAAGCTAAGTGCCAGAGCCTAAGGGCATACCTTGTCCTAAATGTGGAGAAGTACTGTGGTTCTATCGCATTTACCAAGAGGAACTCATGTTAGACCGTGAAGGTGACCCTATCGAGATATGGGACATAGAAGATGAGGAGTGGGATTACGAAGAGGTGGCGTGTCCTAGTTGCGGTTACAAGCCGAAGTATAGGTGGCAAGAGACCGGCCTAGGCTACAACATAATCCTAGATGCTTAACATCGCCTACATCGGCCCTCACGACTACAACGAGGAGCAGCTTATAGAGCGCCTCAAGTCCGAGTCTCCTCCTGTCATATCCATTGACACTGAAACCATTTCCCTGAAGGACCGCACCTGTATTGGCATAGGCATAGCTCTCAATCCTAGAGAGGCAGTCTACTTCCCCATACTACCTGATGAGTCTAGGTATCTCGATCTGTGCTGGGAACTGCTCTCCCGCCCTTCTGTTAAAGCGTTCTGTAACGCGCTGTACGACTTGTACGCTATGACAGAGTACCGGGCTGATGGGGAGCAGGGTGGAGGAGCCTGGCTAGATGCTATCGTGCAGGAGGCGCGTCTGCCGAGCTGGCTAGGCCACGGACGACTGGCCGACATCTCCACTATGTCTCACATACAAGCCTTATCCTCTAGGACCCTGGCTGATATGTCTAGGGCCTATGCAGGCTTCAAGATAGACACCATCGAGGACATCCTGCCTGAGCGCCAGAATATGCTAGACCTGGAGACAGCAGAGGTAGCAAGGAAGTGCATGGATGACTGCCTAGCCACCTACCGTGTGTACGACAAGATGGATGGTCCTGCATGGTGGGGTGCTGACTCTCACACCTGGAGCTACGAGCCTAACTGGTACGATGGCTGTGACCCACTTGAGCCTACCAGCTACACTGTGACCCAGGCTATGAAGGACTGCTACCAGGTGGATATGAAGCTGACACCTCTCCTCATGCGTATGTCTAGGCGTGGCATTGCACTGAGGGCTGATCTGGTGGAGGACTGGTACAGGAGGACAAGCGAAGCTAGGCTGCAAATGGAGGACATCTGCCTCGACGAGGGCTTCAATCCTGCTAGTCCTCAGCAGGTGGGCATAGGGTTAGCCTCCAGGGGCAACATATTGCCTTTCACAAAGTCCAAAAGGCAGTTAGCTACAGGTGAGTCAATACTCAGCCAACTCACCGACCCTCTAGCTGTGACGGTCCTCAAGTTCCGTGAGTACAGCACTCTGAAAAATAACTTCCTGGAGCCTTGGATGGGCTTTGATAAGGAGAGAGTGGCGCACATCCTTGCAAGAGTCTACAACCACTACCGCATGGACCTCAGCACAGCTAGGCTCAGTGCCTACGACTTCCACCTACAGAACATACCTGAGCGCATCAGGGAAATCTTCGCTGCTGACACGGGACTGTGGACTGACTTTGACCTGAGCCAGATTGAGTTGAGGCTGTTTGCCTACATTACCAAGGACCCCGCTATGCTGCAAGCCTATGCTGATGGTATAGACATCCACATTATCACTCAGGAGGCCCTCTGGCCTGGCACCGACCCTAAGGATAAGCAGATGAGGCGGCGTGCTAAGGTCTTCAACTTCGCCAAGATATTCTATGGGACGATTAGGTCCCTGGCTGGTTATACCAAGTTGCCAGAGGAGATATGCCTAACACACAACAACACATGGAAGGCTACCTATCCAGTAGCGGAGCAGTGGATGAAGGACCAGGAGGAAGGTGAAGAGTGGATAGAGAACCTCTATGGCAGAAGGTGTAGGCTACCTGATGAAATCTACACCACTTGGAAGCACAAGGTCAACTGCCGTGTCTGCTACCCCACTCAGAGTGGAGCGGCTGAGATCATAAAGAGGATAATGCTGGAGTGTGAAAAGATAGGCATGGACCAGGCCTTACAGGTACACGACTCAATCCTGATAGAGGGCAGAGTGGAGTTGCCACCTGAACTGGCCCACATCTGCCCTGAGATTCATACTCCGTTTAATGCTCCGGTCAGTCCTTATTGGAGTTGAAGTAGGCCATCCAAGTTAGGAAAGCCACGGCTCCAAAGGCAAACAGGCCCGCAAAGACCCAACCGATAATGGTTACGGTCTCCCCCACCTACTTCATCACCGGCAGCTTCACCGAGAGGTCAGTGAAAGGATTACCTGTAGTTTCTTGATCTCTTCTGTGATGAGGACGCGAACTGCCTCCAGGTCAGCGCCACCTGCACCGTGGGGAGCGTGGAGGTGCTCAATTAGAATCCCCATCCAATGCTCAAGGTCATGCGGCTCTGATGAATTATCCCCTTGAGCGTCCTTGGCAATAAAGGGTCCATCGAAGATGATGTCCCGTATCTCCTGCTTCTGTTCAGATGTGAATGCCATACCGTCCTCCTTACCTAGATACAGTTCTGGATCGTGTGCCCACAAACCATTCTTGTAGAAAGCCTTGGCGTCTAGCTTCTGTCGGTGCCATAGGTCGAAGTGCAGGTGTGGGCCGGTGGACCAACCTGTCGAGCCCACGTTACCGATTACTTGGCCCTGAGTGACCCGCTGCCCTACTGCTACTGGCGACTGCCCATACAGGTGCCGGTAGCGGGTTGTCCAGTTGTCAGCGTGGTCAATAGCAACGAAGAAGCCTGAATAGATGTCCCACCCGACACCCTTTACCTTGCCATCTGCTGCGTCCTTAATAGGCGTTCCGGTAACGGCTGGTATGTCAACCGCAGCGTGTTGTCCTCCAATGTAAATGGAGGACTTATAGTAGAAGTCGCGGCTGATGGCGCCGGCGACTGGCCAGATGAACCTCATCATGCACCTATGAGGTAGCCTAGGATGAGTAGCTCAATAGCCAAGATAGGAGGCAACATCCACCTTAGGATGAACAGCACACGCTCATCCGTGATAGCCTGCCGCTTGTCCAGGTGTAGCATAAACTTCCATAGTGAGGCGTGCATACCTACAAATGGGTCGTCGCCCTCCAATGGAGGTGGCTCACTACCTTGGGGACCAGGATTGTCCTTATGACTCTTGAACGACTGGAACACTCTAACCATCCACCACATTCTTCTTGCCGCTTTCAAAACCTGTAGCAGCTAGACCACCCAGCACACCAAAAATGATTGCGACGCCCCAGGTAGCGTCCGAGACCTCGGCTCCCTTGAGGCCCACGTTACAGGCTATACCAGTCGCCAGAGCCAGGAGAGGTATAAACCGATCTGGTATCAGGAATGTGCGTCTAAAGACACCCACCAGCGACCAGACTATGCCTGCACCGGCTAGTCCTATAAGTGCTTCGTTCTCCATGACTACCTCCTTATGACCAGCCACCTGGCTTGAAGCTAAGATATACGATAGGTAGGGAACCCTGCCTTGTGCCCCCTGCGGGGTAGACATCCGGCAACGCTGCATAGCTGAAGGCCGCCTGGTAACCTATTGCGTTGAAGTTCAGGTTGGAGGGACCTGCACCTAGCATGGCCCAACTGCCGGCGCTTTGAAGCACGGCAGTCGTCCTTAGCTCCACGGCCACATCGAATACCGCAACGAGCCACTTTAGTCCTCTAGGCGTAGACTCGTTGACCGTTATCTTGTGGGCGCCTAATAGACCCGTAATGGCAGTGCCCGCGTCCTTGATTAGCACCCCTGGATAGATAGAACCATCGTCCTCGTAGATACCGAGACGGACGTTCCCTGCACCTCCGACGTTGATGGTGGAGACCTCAATTGCAATCTCATCCATAAAGTTAGGCGTAGCGGCCATGTGGAACGGCAGAGCATACAGTACGTTTGCCGATATGCCGAAGGTTCCACCCGCCGGATATACTCCTATTGTGCCACCTAGATAGAAGGGGCCATCGTCTCGCCTCATCATCTGTGGAGGCATGGCGCCAGGAAACGGGCCCATCAAGACATTACCTAGAGTAGCGTCCCCGATTAGTTTCCCCAGGAGTGCTGAGTGCCGCCGAAGGGTCGCCTCAGCGTCACCGCCACCTAGAGCGCCCAAAGTCAACAGCCTCTCAAGGTCCTTGATACGGCGCTCCATCGCAGCTACCTTGCGGGCAAGGGCCTGGCCTTCCTGCACCATTAGGATGCCTTCCGTTCCTGCAAGGACACTTCCACCAGATATTCGGCCTCGAGGTCAGGCTCCTGTAGAACACTGATTAGGCGCAAGGACTTCACCCACATATCCTTGTCCTCACCCCAAGGGCCACTAGCCTTTAACGGAGAGGATGTCTCGTCTAGTGTATGTAGGTCACTTAGCTGCTCTGCGGCAGAGCGGGCCTCCTGCCCTACATCATACTTAGAGTCTCTGGATAGGTGCAGTTGTATGACATTAATAGGTATCTTCTTACTCTGAGGCACGGCAAACGGCTCGAAGTAGCTTAGTTCAGGAGGGGCCGTATTGGAGTCCCCTACGAAGTCGAGCCTGAACTGAACCTCCCTACCTATAGCAGTCAACGGCAGGTAGAAGGTGTGCAGGCCATCAGCGTTCACCCTCATAGTGTTGCCGTCGATATCCAGGGCTGAGTAGGCTCCACCGTCCACACTAAAGAATACGTCCCAGTACCTAGTGGCTGATAGAGTACCTTTGCCAACTGCAACGACCTTGGGGAAGTCCTTGTCGCGCCAGTCGCCGAACGTGTATTTGTGAGTATAGCGGAGCCCAGAGGTGGCAAACCTGTAGGCGGAGTCGTCCACGTCAGGAGCACCAGCGGAGTTGGAAAGTTTGACATAGGCTATGTTGTTGCCGCTACCAAACCACAGTCTAGGAGGAGAGGCTACCGCAGAGAGGTGCATAGCCTGACTGTCGATATTCGGTAGGTAGGTCCAGGTATCCCATATCATAGGACCAAACCCGGGCTCTCCACCAACTCTATCCCTAGCCACCATTATATAGGTGTCAGACCCGACTGATAGAAGTCCACGGAGCCATTGGTTATCCGTAGAGAAGTCCTTGAACCGCCCACGGATGATGCTCTCGTTGGTTAGCTCCTTCTCTAGGCCTATGCTCTCCACGAGGCCAGGCAGGAAGCGGTAAGCGCCACGGCTATGAGGTATGATAGCATACGGCTCATGTATGTGCATACCTTTACAGTTGTCACTATCCCTTACCATACGACTAATGAGAGGTACACCCTTACCCTCTGGACTCACGCCGAATAGGCCTTCTGGCTTGCCTACTAATACAGTCTTCTCAAAGGCCAATAGACCAGTCGGAATAGTATTAAGTAATCCACACTGTATTCTATCGGACCAATTAGCCGCTGTCGAGGCACTTAAGCCTGATACCACGTTCCTCAGCAATCCGTCCTTCTGTACACCAAATAGACGGTCAATGCCAAACGCCAACCTATAAGGCTTAACCGTCGCATCCGACTGCACCCATGTATCAGGAGAACCGTAAACAGACAGCCTCCACAAGGACTGGTCAGCCGCATCCGTTGTGACGTATACCTGACTCCACCAGAGACCCATGACTCCATTTACACCGCCACCAAAGTCCTTAGACTCCACGACGGTGTCGGTAGCCGGGTCAATGCGGTAGACAAAGCGGCCCGCCACGACTATGATGTATGGCTGCCCTGGGTCCTCAAAGATAGAAGTCGGATTCGACACGCTACCAGGTAGAGTTAAGGTGACTACCTCAGGCCCAGGAAGCAGCCTGAACGGGAATCGGGCATCCGTGTTCTGGCCGTACTCTGAGGTTCCAGGTATTCCCTGCTTGGACTTGAGACCCCCTAGATGCCAGGTCTCAGCAGGCTCAGAGAGCATAGGGGGCAGACCCTCCAACCAGGGCGGCTCATGGAGGTATTGCTCCTGCCAGGCCTGTTGCTCGTCAGTCTGAGCCAGTAGGTAGGACTCTGCTCCTATTTTCACGGTCCCTACGTGCTTCAGTCGGCTAACCATTACCGTGCGCTCCAAGGCTGGGGAACTACTGTAGGCCAAGGCGTTTGTGGTTGTCCTTGTCTAGGCTTAGGACGATGCTTAACTAGGAGCCTATGTAACTCAGGCGCATGAAGCAGCCTAGCCTTGTGCCAGACATCCCGTGCATCTGACGCACCTCTACCAGGAGCACTGAGGTGGGCTAGTACCTCGTCGTAACACAACGCGGCCACTAGCTCCTCAGCAGCATTGGCAGGAGCAGCAGAGTCGTCAGTATAGAGAGGTGGCATGGGGCGTGTACACTCTAGGTAGAGAGTCTGAGTGGTAGCTATAGCAGGGTGGATTTGCAGGGTCAGCACACCTTCATCCTCTCTAATCCTCCACCAACGACCATCCACACCGAAGGACTCATCCACGTCCAGGCCAGAAGTGGGATACCACCTTACGTCATGTACCTGCTCCTTGTCTCTGAGGAATGGAAGAACCGCCAGGCTGTACTCCTCCTGGTTAGCTACTCCTACCAGAGGAACCCTCTCCACGTACCAGTAGCGAGCCAGGCCTCGGTTAAGGGCATTGTTCCACTCGGTAGGGTCAGCTAGCCAGTGCCACTCTACCTCATCGCCGCTTACAAAGGCCAAAGCCCAGGCTGGTAACACAGTCATGGTGCCCTCATTAGGACTGGTAGCACTAATGATGCGGGCTATCTCCTGATTGTTACCTGTGGTAGGCCATAGCCAGGTTCCCTTACCACGGTCAGCCCTAAACAGCGATGTCTTAACGCGGTAGTCAGAGGTGTTTACTACAGCGGTATCGGTGCCTGTGTTCACCACCACTATGCCTGCACCGTACTTGCTCAGGGCCTCCTGCCGAGCCCTTAGCCTCGTAATGCCATCCACCCTGAATGGAGCAGACAGGTCTGACTCTACAGGACCTGTCGAGTGGTAGAAGGAGTATTTATACCACTTGTTGAGGTCACCAGCCGCATCAGTGTAGGAGTAATAGAATGTACCGGCGACCAGGGTAATGTCCTGTATATCGGAGTAAGCGCCACCCAGAGTGTCCGACCTATATATGCGGATGCTCTCATAGGTAAGCATCTGCGCAGTCACGTCCTCAACTGTGAACTTAAGGTTTACTGTCATACCTCTACTCCTCCGCCTGTGCTGCACCGCCAGTTGGAGGTGGTGCAAGCTTGGCTTTGCCGTGCCCTTTATCCTTGTCCTCGTCCTCTCGGGCCTTGTCTATCTGGAACGCCAGAGGTCGGGTTTGGAAGGCATTGGCCTGAAACGCGGTTGAGAACATTACGCTGCCATCTCGATTCCACAAATGAGGTATGTAACCTGCGTCGTGGTCGATGCCAAGCCTCGTATTTCGTCGTCGGCGTCAAGGATTATGCCGTTGGCGGCAGGAATATCAACAGGCATCCCGTCAGCGGGGATAGTAATTTCTTTAGCTATCAGGTCAGCGTCAACGCCCGCCCCGCCTCCATGTGAAAGCCAGAGCGTGACGGTGACGTTGGAAGTAGTGTCGTTTACCAACATGAGCTTGGTAACTCGTGTCCCTCGCTCGCTTGTTACCGCCGTATAGAGAACGGCATCGGAAGCAGTCAGTTGGCCCTGAGCCAACCACTTAGGATCATTCTTTGTGGGAGTTGCTCCTGCTGCCATTACTCAGCACTCCAAGTCAGACCGACCCAACCCTGTGACGCCTTCGCCGCCTGGTAGCCATCCTTGTAGGCCAAGAAGGCCTCCTTAATCTGCTGTCTTGCCTCGTCCTGCGTTGTTGGCAAGCCGATGACGACGGGGATACTGGATGTGTAGGCACCATCTGAGAAGCCTATCCTCACAATGATTGAGTCCGGTCCAGGCTCTACTGCGGTGATGGTTGCTGTCCAAGCCATTACAAAAGCTCCTCCGTTAGAATCGCGCACTCGTAATCCCTGATGCCCTTGGCTGTTATACGGGCCTGCACTACTTCGCCTGCCTTTACGAAGAGGGGACGGGGCAGATACACCATTGTACCAGGGGGTATAGCAAGTACATTGCGGTCAGGGAAGGCAATCTTGGAGCGGGCGAAAATTGACCCACCACTAGGTTTAACTCCTATCTGAACCTGACAATTCTCGTTCTGGTCGTTTACCCAACCACTAAACCCCGTGACGAGGAGATCACGCGGAGCACTGGCAATCATCGTCGTCCAGGAACCGTAAGTGGAATAGGCTGCTGATGTTATAGTGGTCGTTCCCGCACTAGGCGTTACAACGGTGCCCTGTGTAGGCGAGCGAGCCCCTTTCAGATAACGATCAAGATCGGGGATAGGCAGCTTTACCACTGGCGACCAGGAGTTGTAATCGTAGCCGTAGAGGAAGCAGGCTACTCGTGAGATCAGGCCGTTGGATGCAGAGCGGGTTGAGATTCGTGAGCCAGACGGGATAAGGATGGGGTTAAAGGGTAGCGTGATAAGGCGAGAGGTGAGGACGTTCACCGTATTAGGAGACGGATTTGAGCCCCAATAGGAGGTGTGGCCCGCAGCTACTACAACCTCAGACCCAGAACCTCCTATGCCTACCTCCACCTGCAACTCGCCGACCCCAATAGGTGTCCCTCCAGGAATGAAGGACATATGGTTAAGGTACATTCCACACAATACAAACTCAGGCGCCACCGAGGCATCCAACTGGTTCCAACTACTGAAGGCCCAAGAGGCCCCAGGTGAACTCATAGCCTCAGCGGCGGCATCCGTAGGCAGGATAATCTCAAAGTTATCGTCGCGGCGAGGAAGGAAGGAGAGCATTTAGACCACCTGAATCCAGATGTCGGCTGCGTTGGGCATGCCTCCGCCCGCACCACCAGGGCTAGACCCGATGGCCCGCCACCTGTTCGACGTGGTGTCGTATTGTAACGTTACCGCGTCTCCTCCTGCCAGTGTTATATCACCGGAGATACCAAACCTGTTAGCAGCAGAGGAGCCCGCACCCTCGTCCTTGAGAACCAGATCGTTAGACCCGATGTTGACGACAATTAGTACGCGTCCGTCATCAGGAGACTTAGGTACGATTCCGGTCAGGTCGCGTGAGGCATCCGTGAAGGTGCGAATCCTAGAGGCGTCAGCCAGTCCTGCGGGGTCCCAGTTGTTCGTGTTTGCGGTCAATTGTGCAGGGGAGATGTCACCGGACAGGCTGAAAGACTTGGCGACGCCTACATTGCCAGCAAGGAGTAAGGTGTCCTCACCCTCTACAGCGGTGATAGCCTCGGCATCGGTATACCCCACAAGTGGGCCGTAAACTGTTCCGTCACTGGCTCGGTAGTAGAGTTTGGTGACACCACCATCATCGAGGGCTACCAGCCTAATTGTATTGGCCGCTGGAGCCGGTGCACCCACATCCTCAGCAATCTGTAGGTAGCCGGTAAGCCGTGGGTTGGCCATAATGCCACCGGTAGTCGCGGATGCGTGGATGTGTGCCGCCGTTCCAGGATTAGAGACTAGCCACTTACCGAGCGTTCCGTCGTAGACCAGCCAGGCAACGTGTTCCGTGTTGTCGAGGCGTATGTCATCCTCGCCTTGGACTTCGATGTTCCCCGTCCCATGCATAAGGTCAATGACTTGGGCATCGGTATCGGGGCGCAGGAGCGATACCATACCGTCTATGCCGCCATTGATGGTATCCACCTGGTCCGAGCCGCCTGACTCAGGCGCAACAGAATGGAAGCTGCCCGTAACGGCGATGACCCCCGCAGCGACAGTGAGGAGGCCAGCATAGGGAAGCTCGATTGACCCTATGATGTGGTCATCGTTCCAGTCATCAGGCTGGACGACGCTATCGTCGGCCCCATCTGCCTTAGGGCTGACAAAGAGGTGCGTAATAGGCATTAGGATGCAGTCCCATCACTAGGGGCCAAGGGCTTCGCACCCGAGGCTCCTGGAGTGCGCGGCTTAGAGGCGGAACCCTCATCAGGCTTAACGGCTACATCGGCGTCCGCGACCTCTGGAGGGTCACCCTGTCGGGCGTTGGCATGGGCCGGCGAGGGCTTGGGCACTAGGCACCTCGGGCCTTCTTGGCCCGCGGGTTCTTCAGGCGTGTAATCTCCTCAGCCAGGAGGTTGATTTGCCTTTGCAGGCGTGAGCCCTCGTTGGGGTTGGCCTCAATGTTCTGAACCACTCGTAGCTTGTTCATTAATGTAACTTCACGGTTAGCCATGATGCTCCTCTACTTTTTGTGTCGCTTGGACTTGCGCTTCGGATGGGGATTACCCTCGGAGTGGTACTCTCCTATAACCTCTCTGGTGGTGCGAGGCTTACTTGCAAAGTCTGCTAACTGCGCCACAGTCATAGAATTAAACATACTGCGGGAGGCTCCTCTGAGTTTAGACCTGGGCGCCTGTCCACGCTTGACCGCCAGGGCTGCTCCTGCTGCTTGCCTCTGTGGCTCACTCTCAGCTGGCATTGATGGACTCCCAAAGCTCCCCGTGGCTGGTGATTGCCGCATCGGGCATAGGGTTCTCTTTTGGGTTCTTGAAGAGGTTGTTCATGCTCGGCCTACACGTCCAGCGCCACACGCTCATGCTGGTACAGCCTGAGTACCTGGTCAGCGGTTAGCTCGCCCGGAATCCAGAGGGGGCCGAGCGGGCCACCGGCCATCTCGCCAAGGAAAAACCGTTCGGTGCCACCTATGTT